CTCTGAAGGCTTGATAAGCCTTCAGAGAGCGTGCTACCTGGCCCCCCCAGCGGTTTTATCCACTGGGTTTCCCAGACACGTAAGCTGAAGATGCTCTCGAATACTTGTTCCATAACCAAAGATAACCATTTTTGGGACTATGGCATCAAGGGATAGAGGGAGTCGGATGCACACCGTTGTCCCTGCCAGCTTATCAGACTAAACAGGTAGAGTCTAGACCGTTATCCAATATCTCCAGACATAAGCTGAGCATGCAAGTCCATCATTAACTGATGATCAGATCGGCCTTTACGCCAATCTGAAACATCAACTTCCGATGGAGTCACACACTCAACCTTCTGTACAGGAGGCGGTGGACAGTTTAATACTTTATTCACCTTTCGCCACATCCTTAACGTCTTAGGTACACGGACCCTCGGACCTCTTTGCTGGACAGCATCGAGAGACCGGAGAACGTTAACCTTCGTCGGTAAGCGTGCAGCTAAGGCTTCAATCGTATCAAGAGCCTGAAACATAGAGAGAATGAAGAGTTCCTCTCCAGATCCCAACGAATCCAATGGGGAATCTTCCATCACCCTAGTTTTAATGCTATCAAACTCGTTGATGGCCTCAACCATAGGAGCACGGTAACTAACCGCGATATTCTCCTCGAACCAAGCCGCCAAACCATCAATCTCAACATAACTTCTATCCAAGTGAAAGCTTTTGAAAGCATTCCACAAGGACTTCCGTATCCGTACAAGATCAATGGCCCGAATGCGAGATCGAATGGAGTCAATCACAGGTTGGCCCCAGTTAGTTTGAGTTGGCCGAACAGAACAGAATCTGTCCTGTTTGTACCAATCCCAAACGTTCCTTGCTGCCCATTTAGAGATTGCACCCGGACGAGTAAGTAACAGTACTATCGAGCGGGCTCTTCGGGATAACTTCTCTAGACGGCTGGTTGCCGCCCGAGATGAAACCTTGAAGCCCAACCCCATGCTCCGTAGAATACAGAATAAGGATGGCAAACGTCCCGTCCGAGCCTCTGAAGCTTTTAACACTTCAGGGACCCCAGTCACCCCAAGCCAACCGCACGCGATCCCCACTAAAGGGAGAGGTGTTACCTCATCCCCCTTGTAGAAAAAGCGTTTAGCAAACTCAAGGGAAAGGTTCTTGGAAACTATGGATTTATTAAACCCAATTTTGACACCAATAGTCCGCATAATCTTCACATACTCAGCAGCGACACCGCGATCTCCGATCACGACGTCGTCACCAAGAACAGCGTAGAGTGTGAACCATCCACTCACACCGGCTCGACTCGCAGCCATTTGCACAATAGCATGGTGTACTAGTGCTAACATAGCCCAAGACGAATACGCTCCCATCGGTTGACCAACTGCGTACCGGACTGTTCTAACCGCCGTACCAAAGGTTTTTACCCAAAGGTTTGGTAGAAAGTAGGCCCGTTCCGTCAGTAGACGTCTCCAATGGAAAGCATACTCATCCGAGGTGAAAACACTAAGTAACTTCTCCTGTAACACAACGGGGATTCGATCAGTCGCAGCGCTAAGATCATAAGAAAATACTTCTTTACGACCAAGCCTCTTCAAGTTCTTAATGAGAGCTAGAACGGGTTCTAACTGGTCAAAAAGCCCATCTTGAGGAATGGCTTTCAATAATACATCGTAGATATAACGATGCAAAGGATAAAATAACCATTGAGTTAAACAATCGACCATAGCGACTACCCTAAGCTTCCCAGGTTCCTCCACTAATGCCAACTTACCCAGTTTACCACTAACACCCTTCCAATCACGAGCCACAATCCGGTCCCTGGTACACTTTCCCTCAGAATTTCTTAAGAGGTACTCATATCCCGCTTCCCAGATCGGAGCGAATAAAAGTGAAGAAGCACGAGTGATAATACATATAGTCACAAAAGATGATAACAATTCTGGCCTTGTGAGCCAGCTTGCGGCATCCTTAATGATGTTTATTACTGAGACCGTAGACCCTTGATTAGTCTTTAGACTAGCCAATTTAGTTTTGTCCTTAACCTCTTTTGAGGAATTAGGACTAGAGGTCATCAAGGCAATAAACTTAATCACGTATCCCAAAATCTCCTTCCTAATAATCCCATTGGGCGGACACCAGAGACCCTCAACTTCGTGATTTCTCACAGAACTGAAGGTTCTGAGGTCCCCAGGGTTTCTGGGTCCACTACTAGGAACGAAGATTGTCTTTAGAGCTGGTCCCCCCAACGCACCTAATCCGGCCTGGAAACACACAATGTGTTTTTCCCAAGCTTTCATAAATACATCAGGGATAACAACCCCTGGATCAGTTATAGTCGAAAAGGTCATCTTCCCTTTAAAGTTCAAAACTCGATAAAGAGTAAAGAAACCTAACCAGAGTCGAATTACTCCCCGATCACCCTGACGAATACGTTTTCGGTGATTACCAGGAATCACTCTCGGTAACCCAGAGTTGCTTTGAGCAACCGCCGCCCCAACTAACCGCGGCTGGGTCCTCTTTTCCTCACCCAAGTAACGCAAAAAGGTCACGTTACAGGTTTTCAGATAGATTGCCAAACCACGATGTCCTTGGGACTTTATCATACTAACAGCGAAACGAGCAAAGACGAAGCAAGCTTTTACCCAACTCAGGGAAGGTGCACCCACGATCAGTGGAGCCGCTCTTACGAGAAGACCCACTAATCGCTTACTGGATTTTACACCAGATTGCCAAATACTTGAAGCAGTCTTCAATTGTAAAGTTGAAAACTGTAACTTCATATAATTAATTAATATTGTAATATTTAAATCAACTATACTAATCCTTATGAATACAATGTAGAGGTTGTAATTCTACTCAGGCAGTTACCTACCTGAACCTTTGATACTATCTCAGGCACTCTATCATACGAACTAGAGTATCCTTCGGTTTCCTAACCTCCCCAATAAGGAGATCAGGGCCGCAGGCAGCCTGTAAAGGCGGGTGTTGAGCCCTGTGGTTGCCAACGGCAATACAGAAAGGGAGATCATGCCCCTCCTTCCAAAGGTCTACTAAAACACTACGATATTGTAGTTTTTCCATTAATTGAATAGATTAGCTGTACTCAGCACCCCATCTACCCCACCAGAACCTGGGTTCTGGGTCGGCGCCCGAAAGCTCCTGTTAATGTACTTCACCGTCCTAGCTCCTCACTTGCGTGAGGTAGGTCGCTATCCTAGTATGCCTTAATAGATCCCAGAGAAAGGAATTTTCCTTCTATCCTTTGGGGATAAAATTCTAAAGTTGTCTTTATTTATTAGACTTCTTCACATGACCTCACTAACGTACTCACGTTGGTGCCACTACTCTTTGCCTTTCATCACTGAAAGGTTCTTCTGATCAGTCTAGTACTGACTCATCTAAGTATGTTTGGATTACGTCGCTTTCCCTAACGGGGAATTCCGATAATCATCCTTTACAACGACCACAAATTGTGATCCTTTGAGCTAAGCTCTCATGCAAGAAGAAAATCTTCCTTCCGTCGAAGAGTCGTCCTCGAGTTCACTATTGTCATAGTGTTCGTTGAGTCCGTTGCCTACAACACGTAAGGCAAATTACTTATAGACAGAAGTTAAGAGTTTACAATGCTGTGAGGATAAACCTACACACTGCTCCTTCAACGTTTCAATCAACTAACCATCAACTCCATGTTGCCTGGTTTGAGGAAATAATAAGCTGAAGATGCCGGCTAACTAAGCCATACAGTGAGAGGTCTGAGAGATCAGACTTCATCGCTCGTCCCGAG